GAGCCGACACCTGCAATGCCAGATGAGTACAAGGTTACTGGCGACAGCATTGCGTCATATCACAATTATTACCGTGGTGCTAAGGCTCGTATGGCATCATGGAAGAATCGTGATGTACCGTCTTGGTTTACTAAATAAGAGTATGTTCAACCTCAAACCAGGATTATATTATGCCAACGTATGATTTTATCAATGAAGAAACTGGTGAAACATTTGAGATGCAGATGTCTATTGCAGACATGGAAAAGTATCTCAAGAAGAACAAACATATCAAGCAGGCTGTCACCAGAATGACTTTAGGTGATTCGGTTCGTCTAGGAATCACCAAGCCGCCAGCAGATTTTCAAAAAGGAGTTATTGGTCGCATGAAGGAAAAAGTTCATGGCAATAATCTGAAGACTTCGAAATTCAACATTCCAAGAGAGTGGTGAGTGATTAGTCCCATTTCTCCCGTGTATAAAACAGTATTCAACACGCAAAGAGGATCTCGCGAAAACGCAAGGTCCTCTTTGTCATTTCAGAGAGGCGTACATGTCAAAGAAAAAGAAGAAGTTAAATCAACAACAGCAACAAAATCATTTCTCTCTACGAACAATATCACCACTAACACTAAATCAATCATCAACATTCAAGGCCTTTGAGCAAGGCAAACATCTTCTTCTACACGGCGTTGCCGGAACAGGTAAAACATACATCTCTCTATATCTGGCGCTAAATGAAGTTCTAAACAAATCCAGATACAAACACATTGTCGTCATACGCAGCGTAGTTCCTTCTCGCGATATGGGATTTCTACCAGGCTCAGCAAAGGAAAAAGCAAGAGTGTATGAAGAGCCATATAAGATGATTTGCGATGATTTATTTGGTCGTGGCGATGGTTATGATATACTCAAGATGAAGCGCATGTTGGATTTTACCACGACTTCATTCTTGCGTGGAGTCACATTCAATGATGCGATCATCATCGTTGATGAGTGTCAGAACATGATTCAACAAGAGTTGGATACTGTCATGACTCGTGTTGGTAACAATTGTCGTATCGTGTTCTGCGGAGATTTTCGTCAGACCGATTTGGCAAAGCATGAAGAACGCAGAGGACTCTTGACATTTATGAATATTCTTGATAAAATGTCTTGCTTTGAAAAAATTGAGTTTGGTAAGGAAGATATCGTGCGTAGTGCATTGGTAAAATCCTATATCATCTCTAAACTGGAGTTAGGATACGTTTGATATGTTGATTTATGCTGCACCTGCGATCATTTGGATGATCATGCGTCTAATGAGAAAGATCATACTTACTTGGCCCAATGCATTCAATGCATGGATGTGTGTGATCACCACAATCGTTATGGGCGGGATCATTTTTAATTTTCTGGTAAAGCTTATAAGTTAATGAAAAAGTTTCATCATTCATTTGTGAATCTTCCAAATCTTGAGGAAGAGTATATTGACGGAAGGAGGCATTATAGAACTCCAGAGGGAAATGTGTATCCTTCCGTCACTACTATTTTGTCACGATTGCCAAACGAGAGTTTGAAAGAATGGCAAAATAGAGTTGGAGAAGAAGAAGCCAAGCGAGTATCTGGCGTATCAGCTCGACGCGGAAAAAATCTTCATCAAGTCTGTGAGCGATATTTGCTCAATGAAGAAAAGCCTACGCGCGGTCATATGCCAGATGTTTCATTTATGTTTCTTGAGTTAAGAAAACATATTGATCGAATTGATGAAGTATACGCCGTTGAAGCGCCTTTATATTCTGATCAATATAAGTTTGCAGGAAGATGTGATGCAATAGGTACATTTGATGGATATCCGGCGATCATTGATTTCAAGACGACCAAGTCGGAAGCTGATTCCAGCATGGATAAGGTCAAGAAATATTTCATGCAGTTGTCCGCATATTCTTTGGCATATGAAGAAAGAACTGGCGTAAAAATTGATTTGGGAGTATTGTTATTTGCATCGGCAGAAACTGAATCTAGCTGCATTCCTGCAAATTTGACTAAGTACAAGACTCAATTCATTTCTTTGTTGACAAGCCCTAAATAATATACTATAATACGATATTACTGTTGATAACAACGTAATAAACTGTCTGGACGCGGCTTCAATGCCGCCACCTCCACCAGTCAACACACTAGGGCCGTAACCCAAGCAGCTGCTTGAGAAACCCCAAAAGTGAGGGATTAAGTGTGTTGGCTAATGGGGGTGAAAGGGATTCGACAGAAGTGTAAAGGTTGCGGAGGTAATCGGTAAGGAACGACCGACAATTAGTCCAAAACAATAGATGCAAACGATAATTACGCATCTGAGATGGCACTAGCTGCCTGAACGGGGTTCGGTGGGGACCTGGCAACAGAATCCCACCACTTTCATCAATCGTAGGAGGTATCGATGAGTGAAGTATCTTGTTATGTTATGAAACCCCTTTCTTATGCAACCGATAACGAATGCACGTTCAAGAATTTGCGTTCGGTTGATTTGAAACGAGCAAAGAAGCATCGTGGAGTATATAAGCTTTCGTATGGACAATACGGAAGTTCCAATCATGTTTCTTATGTGGCAACACGAGATTTCGACTGATGTATAAAACTCTGATGGTAGGATTATTCCTACTCATCGGGTTCTTTGGTGCAAGACTGTATCCATATGATACAACAACAAATGCTGTAGCACAAATTCCTGGATATGAAAGGATTTACGAATACGAGCATTTGTTGCTATCATTTGTTCCAGATGAACCATTGCCCGATGAGCAGGAGACAAAAGTAGTCAACGTCGATCCTAAAGAGAGGGAGTGTCTAGCCAAAGCCATATATTGGGAGGCTCGCAATCAATCTCTTGATGGAAAAGTCGCTGTAGGATACGTTGTAATCAATCGTGTCAATGCAGGTCTATGGAAGGACTCCATCTGTGGCGTTGTCTATCAGGGTTGTCAATTCTCTTGGGTCTGTGAAGGTAAGGGTAAAAGAAACCTCTACAAGCTAACGAACGAGAACGAAAAAATTGCATGGGCTGAGGCGATTGCTCTTGCAAATGAACTTCTCATAGAGTATAATGACATTGAAGATATAACGAAGGGTGCAGTCTTCTTTCATGCTCATTATGTGAGACCTGATTGGTCAAAGTGGAAGAAAGTTGAACGCACCGTTCGTATTGATGATCATATATTCTATCGTTTGAGGTCCATGTAATGCCAACAAAAGATGAAATGCTATCCTTTGCCAAAACTATTGAGCAGATAGTCAAGGAAAAGGATCTAAACTATATTGATGCTGTGACGCATTTTTGCGAAATCAATTCTTTGGAGATTGAGTCAGTTACAAATCTGATCAATCATTCATTGAAGGCCAAGATTGCATATGATGCGTCACAGCTCAATCTTTTACCCAAAAGCAATACATTGCCAGTATGAAAATTGTTGCTCTGGAAGCATACAAGCTATTTCATTCGATCAAGCTTCACTTTACTCGTCAGTCATTTGACTTTTTCAAGAGTAGAGTGAAGATTTCGGAGAAGGCTTTTCTTTCTCGTCGCGATAGATTTGCATTTTATCGATTGGCGAAAGAGTATGATCGTGATCAATTCATCTCCCTGACTCTGGCGAACATTCTCAAGAATGATTCGTTGTGGTCAATGAATTTGCTTGAGCCAGAAGCTGCAGATAATCTAGTCGAATATCAAAAGAGACTGGAGTCGCTCACATATAATTTCAAGCAGGACTTGAAAAAGCTTTTGGATTGGTCGCACGAACACGGTGTTTTTTTGGATCGTGCTTTTGTACCTGGCGATTCTTATCCTCCGTTACTGACAATGGTCATGAGAAATGAAATTTCCATGGAGACATTTGTCATTCTAAATGGTGTCATCGATTTTCTCCCCATGTGGAAAAGAAAAATAAATGATGAGATCATTTGGCCAAAGTTTGCAATCAAGTGCGAGAAATATGCTCCATTTGTTTTGCAGCGAGTTGATTTGAAGAACATGAAAAAGATTCTGAAAAGTGAGTTTTTTCCTTGACTTCGAATCAACGCATGATATATAATAGTGAATATTATGCATCATGTGAACAAGATGTAATACGAAACATACAACGCATACGAAAGGAAATACAATGTCTTTTGCATCACTAAAAAAGGCCAGCGGTTCTATTGACAAGCTGGCGCGCGAGCTAGAAAAGCTTAATACACCTGCAACCAATTCATCGGAAGATACTCGTTTCTGGAAGCCAGAACTTGACAAGGCTGGTAACGGCTTTGCTACGATTCGTTTCCTTGCAGCGCCTGCTGCTGATGGTGACGATGCTCTTCCTTGGGTTCGCGTCTTTGATCATGGCTTTCAAGGACCTGGTGGTTGGTACATTGAGAACTCCCTGACTACTCTAGGCCAGAAGGATCCTGTCTCAGAGTACAATACGATTCTGTGGAATTCTGGAATCGAAGCTAACAAGGAGATTGCTCGCAAGCAGAAGCGTCGCTTGAAGTATATCTCCAACATTCTTGTTGTTAGCGATCCAAAGAATCCTGACAACGAGGGTAAGGTCTTTTTGTTCAAGTACGGCAAGAAGATCTTTGACAAGATCACCGAAGCAATGAATCCGGAGTTTGACGACGAGGAAGGCATCAATCCATTTGATTTCTGGGCTGGCGCAAACTTCAAGCTTAAGATTCGCAAGTTTGAAGGTTATCCGAACTATGACAAGTCTGAGTTCGACAAGCCTTCTGCACTTTATGATGGTGATGATACAAAGCTGGAGAAGCTTTGGAAGTCCGAGTATTCACTCAAGGATTTCCTTGATCCAAAGCACTTCAAGAGCTATGATGAGCTGAAGACCAAGCTGAATCGTGTTCTTGGTCTTGACGGAGCACCAGCTGCCTCAAAGAGCAAGGCATCGGATGAGAAGCCAGCATCAAAGGAAAAGGAGACGCCTCCTTGGACTGACGACGAAGACGATGACATGAAGTTGTTTGAGAAGTTGGCTCGCGAGGACTAAGTACTGAGCGAGTAGCGAAAGAGGGGAGTGAAAGCTCCCCTCTTTTTTATGATAATGCTCCTGCTGCCATCATATTCTGCATTCTTATAATGGTGTTTTCTTCATTTCTTATTGAAGCTGCTTGTTGGGATCCACCACCACCTCCAGCAGAGGTGTTATTTGTGGTATTGTTGTTTATTATTGTGGGAGCCCCGCCTCCGGTTTCTTGTTGTTCTTTTGTTGTTTGTAAATTTGATCCCATAGCTTGAATTATGTTTCCTGTTTCTCTCGGCTGTGGTATTAAATCTGTACTTGCATTTGCAAACAATGCAGCGTTTTGTGTAACTTTATCTAGATTTTCTTTTCCTAGATAACCTTGTCCTGGAGTAATCGCTCTTCCTGCAATTTGGCTAGTTGCAAGCAAATTTGCCTGGTCTTGGGTTAACTTGCTGGTATCTATTCCCAATCTTTGGGCCATATTTTCTTGGCCGCTTTTCATATACCAAGCTGAAGCCTTTGCGGCAATTTCCGGGTCATTTAATAGATCAGGGTTTTTCACTAATCTATCATCCCCAAACAACGCCTGTGATGCATTAGAATAATTAGTTTTTCCTGTCATTTGAATGAAGCCGCGACCTCGATACTTATAGCCTTCTCCCGCTTCAGTATTCCCCATCTTTCTTCCAAGGTCGGTATCGGCACCGTACATCAATTCTCCCATTTTTTCTGGATCGCCCTTTATGGCATCTAGTTCTGCATTTGTATATTTTGCAGCTCTGTCGCCAAAGATACTTCTAATTCTTTCATTTGATGATCCGCCATAATTCATTCTTTCGGATATACTTTCTCCACCAGACTCTTTCATTATGTTTCCCTTAACGGCGGCGATGTAATTCGGATCAGTAATTCCTTGTTCTCTTAAAGCGTTTTCGACCAAATTCATATTTTGTTGTACTTTTTCACTTATTCTTCCTGTTGGCACTGCTGACTGCTGTTGTGGTTTTGGTTCAGTTTCAGCTTTTCCTGTTATTGGATATTTCGTGTAATCAAATGACATATCATCGCCTGTATTTGTGGTATCCGGAACATTTCTTTGTGCAAATTCTTCATTCAATCGCTGAATGTCGGCGTTCATTCCACCACCACCATTTGTCATCATTCTATTCAAATTTTCTACCGCTCTATTGTTGAAATATTGCGACTCGGATCTAACTCGACTTGCGCGTGCCGCCCTAGACATATTGCTTAATCCTATGAATTCTCCAATATTTTCTATACCCCGAGCAGACCCAGACTGTATTCTTTCAAGTATTCCCATTTTTTTCCAATTTTCTTCATCTGCCGCTTCATCAATTTCCTCGTCTCCTACTCCAAATCCTCCGGCAATTGTATCTATACCAAGTCCGGCTAGATATGAAGGTAGTCTTGCTCCTGTGCCCAAAGCACTAATTGCACGACTTCCTAAGGATGCAGCACTTCTCGCGACACCACCTGCTGCTCTTGCGGCACCACTAGCCGCTCTTGCGATTCCTCCTGCGGCTGCTCCTCCTAAAGCTCCTGCAGCAGTTGACGAAATTAAATCGTTGTCGGATCCACCATTTCCTAAACTAGAATCAGCAAGGGATTGATTTATTTTTTCTAGTTTTGCATTTGTTTCCGTTGAACTTTTTTTCAATTCCGACAAGTCTTTTGCCGACTGTGATGTTCTTGAAAATTTTACAGCTAATGTATTTTCGCTTTCGAGTTTAGTTCTAATTCTTTCAAGTTCTCCAGACATTTTTGATAGAAAACTTAAAACTTGTTTAGAATCTAAAGAATTCGTTTGCTGAGAAATGAATGATGATTGTTGAACAGCTTTTTGAGAAGATATGTTTTGTTGTTTGTCTGATCCGTAGGAAATGGGCGATTGTCTTAGTCTTGACATATTGTCCATTAATCTATTCATTTGAAATTGAGAAGTATTTTTGACAAATTTGCCCGAGTTTACATTTGCAGAATTTGTTAATCTTCTTGCTGATGGAGAAACTTTCGCTACTTTTGTAGCAAGCTCCATTAGTGGCGCTATCATTTACTTACTCCTAAATTTCTTTTATTTTGCCTAGAACTTTTTTTATCTTTTCTTTGCGTTCATTAAGTCTTTTATTCTTTGATTTTCACGCTCTATATGTTGAACGAGAAGTACGATGTAAACATCTCTTTCCCAAGGTAGCATATTTTCTAATTCAGTCAAGCTATACTTGTGATGTTGCATCATTGCAAAGTTTGTAGAATAATAATTGGCAAGATTTTCCTGTCCTAGGCTTATACGAAAAAATTTGTCAAGCCCTCCACAGGTATTTCATGTTCAAATTCGCATTTTTCACACTTGTGTTTTACTATAGATTTGACTTGCGGCATCGTATCAAAGAATTTTTCCATTTTATCAAAACTTGTTTTTGGTATATTTTCAATGTACTCCATTATTTCTTCTTTTTTCATTTCTTTTGCGTAAAAGATACTATCCTTTTCAAAGAAATAGTCTATACAATCCACGACCAATTCTAGGGCATTTTCTACGGATGTTTTGTTCTCTTTTGAGCCCTGCATCAATGATTCTGTTGTTTTGAAACTCGGATATTTCATTACAACGCCAATATCCTTTGTAAAAAATATTGTTGTTTTGTGTTCTGGATTTTTTTCTATTTTTGCATTTGATAAATCGTACTCAAATTTCATCACATTATTGCATTCTTCATTTTCTGAAATTGCATTTTTGCATGTGAATGACAAATTTATTTTTTCTCCAACAGATCTCATTCTCAATTGTATGAAAAAATATTCAAGATCAAA